CAGGTTTTGGTTATCAACCACTAGTTGTTGCTGGCGGTACTGCAATTATTTCTGGATTGGGAACTATTTCATCTATTAGTATTGGTAATAGTGGATCGGGTTATAGATCTGGAGTACAGACATCTATTAATGTCAATGCAAAATTACCTGATGTTTCTAGCACTAATATAGTCTCAATCGGAACAGCGACTGTTTCTGGAGGTCATGTAACTTCAGTAGCGATTACAACTGATAGAGTATTCTATGCTCCAAGAGACATATCAAATGTTGGTTATGGACACACGACGGGAGTGACTACAGTTACAACATCAACTGCTCACGGATTATTGATTGGTGATGATATTGTTGTTTCTGGAATTGCATTTACGTGTAATTATACTGGATCTGGTCCTGTCAATGTTTCAGGTGCAATTTATGATAATGTAACTGGTATTATGACAGTTACAACATCTGCTGCACATAACTTGTCTACTACAGGGCAAAAAAGTGATGTTATTCTTACTGGATTAGCATTTACGTGTGGTTTAGATGGTGGATCTTCTACTCACGTTTATCCAAGAACAACTGATCCTGCATACTGTGGTTCTAAAGTAACTGCAGTTAATAGTTCAACCCAATTTGTGACAAACGTTGGAGTTTCTACTGTTCCAACATTCTATCAAAGTGGTGGAGTGGCACAACCTGCTATTATTGCCCCAAGAGTTAATAACAACTCAGCTAGTGGTCATGATCCTGCAGTAGATGGATCTAATGTTTTGAGAGTTATTGACTCTACATCTTTTGAAATAAACACTGGAATTTCTACTAGAGAACACTTCTATGCAAGATGTGGAAAAGTTAATAAACCACTTGAAATTGTAATTGATTCCCCACTTTCATATTCAAATATTCCTTTGAAATATACTTCTGGAGTAACTGGATTAGGAACACAAGCAACAATTGATGTTGTTGTTGGACAGGGATCTAGTGTTATTAATTTTGAGATTAGAAATACTGGTTATGGATACGGTAATGGAGAAACCCTTACTGTTGGATTTGGAGGAACTACTGGAATTCCAACTACATCAACATTTACCTCATCAAATCAATTTAAAATCGAAATAGAAAAAGTTATTAGAGACGAATTCACTGGATGGTCCCTAGGTGTTATAGAAACATTTGATGACGTTACTAACTTTATTGATGGTACTAGAATTGATTTCCCATTACTTAAAGCAGGTATTCCATTATCTATTAATAAGGCAAAAGGATCTAAAATTGAACTTGATCAGTTGCTTTTAGTATTTGTAAATAAGATACTTCAAATTCCTGGAAACGCATACAAATTTGATGGCGGATCCCAAATAACATTTACAGAACCACTAAAGATTGGTGATACGCTTACAATCAATTTCTATAAAGGAAGTGGAAGTAATCTTGATGTTATTGATAGAGAAGTTCTTGAAACTATTAAATATGGAGATGAAGTTACTTTAAATTATGATCCAGATTTGGGACAAAAACCATATCAACAGGAAAATGCAAGAACAATTAGTACAATAACTAATATTGATAGAGCTAACACTCTTCCATATTTTGGTCCAGGTAATACTAGGGATACTACCTTCGAAAGACCAATTACGTGGTGTAGACAAACTCAAGATAAAATTATTAACGGACAAGAAGTTGGTAAAGATAGAGAACTTTACGAACCAGTTATTAATCCAATTGCAAATATAATAAATCCAATCGGAATTGGAGTTACTATCATTTATGTTGATAGATTAAGACCAATGTTTGATCTTAATAATGAAAATGTAGATTCTAACTTTAGAGAAACAATTAGAAAATCAGTTACTTTAATTAATCCTGTAACGACTGTAGGAGCGTCTGCAACCGCTGTTGTCTCAGTTGCAGGTACGATTGCTTCAATTACTGTAAATGATGGTGGAGTTGGTTATTCAACGGCACCAGACGTTAGTGTTGGTATAGGGTCTACAACAGCAACAGTGACATCAACAATCGCTAATGGAGTTGTCACTGGAGTCACTATTACTAATCCTGGTGCTGGATATACTCAAACTAACCCACCTTTAGTTTTTATTGGTCCTCCAGCAAAACAAACCGAAACCTGTAATGTATTGGATTCTGAGTACCTTGGTGATTCTGGAATAATAGTTGGACTTGGAACAACGTCTGTTGGAGTTGGTTCAACAGGAATGATGTTCCATCTTCATATTCCTCTTAATTCTGATATGAGAGATACTGATTTAGTTGGAACTGCAGTAACGTTAAGTGGAATATCTACTGGGGATTATTTCATAGTAAGAAATTCTAATTTAGGAGCAGCATCAACAAGTATAAATTCTCTTGGAACTGATAATTCTACAATTATTGGAATTGGATCAGAGTTTATTGACAATGTATATGTTGTTAATTCTGTAGGATTGACAACTCAAGTTGTTGCTGGAGTTAGTACAACTGTCGTTAAAGTAAGTGTAAACACTAACTTCAATCCCAATGGAGTTTTAGGATTCTCAACTGGCGCATTCCTTGGAGAATACTCTTGGGGTAAGATTATTTTAGAATCAAGAACTAAAGAAGTTTCATATCCAGCAAATACATTGTCTGGAATAGGAACGAATGGATTGACTGGTATATCTACTTCATCTAAAGTTTATAGAACTAGATATATTAGGTACAAAAATTTCACATGATTTTTTGTAATAAATAAGTAAAAAAGTCCGTCAAAAATGGCTGCAATTATAACTGATCAAATTAGAATATTAAACACAAAGAATTTTGTCGCCGGGATTGCTAATGCTAGTAATTCCTATTATTCTTTTGTTGGACTTCCAAATCCGACAGATTATTCTACGACATGGAACGACAATCCTCCGGCACCAAAAGACAATTTTGATGAGGAGAATGATTATTGGAATACAATGATTGCGATGAAGAGGATTAATTCCTCTGACGTAAGGCAGGTTGTTCCAAAGCGAAATTGGTCCTCTGGAACAACTTTTGATATGTATCGCCATGATTACAGTAGATCAAATACTGCTTCTGTTTCTGGATCCACTAATTTATATAATTCAAATTTTTACGTTTTGAATAGTGATTTTAGAGTTTATATTTGTCTTCAAAATGGAACAGACCCAGAAAATACTCTTGGTAGACCATCTTTAGATGAACCATTGTTTACAGATTTAGAACCAAGAGCAGCCGGAACTAGTGGTGATGGTTATGTGTGGAAGTATCTGTATACCATTAAACCTGCAGATATTACTAAATTTGACTCTACAGATTTTCAACCAGTTCCGACAGACTGGAGTACTAGTAATGATACCAGTTTAGTTAGAGAAAATGCTGTAGATGGTTCTATTAAAATTGTCACAACAACTAATCGCGGGGTCGGTTTAGGAACAGCAAATGTAACATATACAAGAGTACCAATTAAAGGAGATGGATCTGGAGCAGAATGCACTGTTACTATTGATGGGGATTCTAAAATTGATGAAGTTGTAGTATCTGCTCAAGGATCTGGATATACATTTGGAACTTTAGATTATGAAAGTGGAGGAATTCCTACAGGAACTACTAGACCAACATTTGACGTAATTATTCCTCCACAGGGAGGACATGGTGCTGACATCTACAGAGAACTTGGAGCATATAGTGTTCTAATGTATTCTAGAATTGAAAGTGATAATGAAAATCCAGATTTTATCACAGGAAATCAATTTGCTAGAATTGGAGTAGTAGAAAACCCACTTTCTCCAGCTGGAGGTTCAGTTTTAGAAATAGATAAGGCAAGCGCAGTTAGTGCTCTAAAATTGACGGGTGTTGGATATAGTGAAGCAACTTTTACACCTGATTCTTTTGTTACTCAAATAGTTGGAACTGGTGCTACTGCAGTGGGTAGAGTTGTAAATTATGACCAAAATACTGGAGTTTTAAAGTTTTGGCAAGATAGAACTGTTGCTGGATTTGCAACATCGGGTAATAGAGTTACTGATCCAACTTACGGATTTCTGCTAAGAGGTTTTACTGGTACTCCAACTGGAGATGGAACTCTTACGATTACACCATCTACAGGATTGCAGTTGAGTATTGATAGTTCATTTAGCGATAACAAAACAACGATAAATAATCGTACATATTATCTTGGAATGGATTTCACTACAGGCGTTGCATCCCCAGAGGTAAAACAGCATTCTGGAAACATTATATACGTAGATAATAGACCTTCTATAACAAGATCGTCAAATCAAAAAGAAGACATAAAAGTTATCTTGCAGTTCTAAAGAATTATGCCACAGCAGACAAACCTTAACGTAGCACCATAT